AGAGGGCTTTCGTTATTCCCAATGACGACACGACCCCCATTTAGTTAAAAAATCACGAAAAAATACTTGACAAATAATCGGGTGTGTGGTATTATAATTATAGAAATAAAAATAGCCTACACATCATAGTGTAAGCTATTTTTTATTAATTTAACCAGTTATATTTTTACCACTCTTCAAAAGCAAATACACCGTTAACATAAGCGTTACTGTTTGGCAAAATAGGCATATGAATATATCCATTTGTGTCTATTGTTACACTATTCATAGTGACACTATCAAAATACCCCTCCGCGTGATATCCTGCACAGTTAATCATAATACGATTTAAAATAACAGTTTTTAACGGTGTAGGGATGTTAGATGGTAATTTCATTAAAATATCATTGTTGTTAATTGATACTTGTGTTGACACATCAATATCGAAAGCAATCATATTAAGTTGCTTGTTAAACATCACTTTAGCAGAATTGGCAGTAATATTACTGTTAATATTTGTACAGGTATTCCAACCACTAAATTTAGCACTGTCAATTTTAACATTTGCATTATTAGCATTCTGCATAGCATTATTAGCTGTTGTATTTGCGTCATTCGCTAATTTTTTAGCGTTATTAATTTCGCCATCTTGTGTAGTATCTTTGTCCTGCAAATTTGACACAGTACCCTCGACAGCTCCGACTCTACCTTGTAAAGCTGTGACATTTGTATTCGCCTGTTCTGCCTTAGCTTCTGCACTTCCTGCTGACTGAGTAGCTGTTGTTGCCACACCATTTACTTCATGAATAGCTGTGTCAATTTTTGACATATCACCGTTATAGTCCTGTAAATATGTCGGTTTGTCTGTACCAATGTATTGACTCAAATCATAGTAAGTTGTTTTGTTTGTTGAACTCATTTTTTATACCTCCTAATTATCCTCTTAATATTGTATTAGCATTGCTATCAAAATCATAAGCTGTGATACTCTTTGCATCAAACTCAGACGCTGACAACAATAACCCATCAAAATTACTGGCTGTGATAGGGTTATTAAAATGTAACTCAGCTAACTTATTAATCACATTCTGATAAAAAGTATATTCTCCTGTAAAAGGGTCATGCATATATAAGTTGCTGTCAACTCTGAATCTTTTTGCCCCGTATAAATCGAAATCATACGCTGACAGATATAATCCATCAAACTCAGCACACGTCAGATTAAGTGAATCAAACTCGTTGCATGTTAATGCAAAATATCTCAAACTGTCGTATAAATCAGACAACGCCATGTTTAAACTTGTATAATAACCCTTGACAGGGTTTAAAACTACAATATGGTCGGGTATATAATTTTTAATGAAATCATAAACTTTTTCTATTTCATCATTTATATACTTTCTTGTTTCGCTGTTAAGTTTATAAATCAATACATTTAGTTCACTTATTTTTAGCGACAAATACGTGTTGACATCAGCAATTTTTTTATCCAGTTCATCATCTTTTGCTGTCATATCCTCACGTATTTTATTGTTGATATCGTCAATATACTTTCTTGTGGCAGTATTTAAAGTGTCAACATAATCTCTTAAAGCGTTTACTTTTTCATCAGTGTACTTTTTATAACTGTCAGTGAAAGTATTTAGTGTTTCAATACACTCATTGACTTTGTAACCGATATAGCATAGACACTCATAATAACTTTGCTTATTGCTATATACACTCGGCACGTCACAACAAAGTAAAGGAAATAAAGGTTTTATTTCACCTGCCATTATCTCACCTCCTATTTACCATACTTTCAAAAACAAATCTCTGCAAGCTTCTACAAGTTCTCGATTGATATTTTGAATTTGCTCGCGATATTCTGCTATTGCTTCGCTTGTTGATTTACCTCTTAATCCTGTTTCTTTCGTTTCTCTGTCTCTTTTGCTGTCTTTATTATCGTTTCCTGCATGACTATTTTTTGCGTTTGTTGTAGTATTATTGACGGTTTCACCTCTACTCATAGTGCTTGCATAATCTTCTGTAGCCACGGTCACCTGTGGATTGTCACTGTCAATATTTTGATAGTTTTGGCTGTTTTTTACTTCGCTGTCTCCTGCATCTGTTGAGTTAGTTGTTGTTTTTTCGTTTCCTTTTTCTGCTTCTGTAATTGTTATATTTGTATTTGTAAAAGGGTTGTCATGTTGTATAGCATCATACAGTTTTGTATAATACGGTATTAATTCATTCATTCTTGACAAAAAAGCAGTTTTCCACATTCCTAATGTTTCAAAACCAATGTAATTATTCCAGTATCTAAGTAAAAAATATGTCTTAAAAGTGTACAGGTCTTTTCTATCCTTTGAATAAAAAGGAAAATCAAAGTCAAAAAATTTATCTTGTGTTTTATCAATTGTCCTTTGTACAGACAAGTCCATACTCCATAGTTCTTGCGCTGGGATAAAACTTTCGCAAATATCTTTTACAGTGGTTGTGTATTTACTCAATCTCGTCACTCTCTTTCCCTTTTTGCATATATTTATCTGGAACATAACCGTTTATCATGGTAGGCAATTCACTGTTAAAGTCAACTGTTACGTTAAGCCCCCATAAATCATTGATTGCAGTTGCGCATCTTCGTCTTAATGTCAAACCTACGTTTCTATTAGCTTCAATTTGCCCGTTATTTCCTGCCGTTTCTCCTGTAACAAGGCGCTCGCCTTTTTCTACTGGGTTGCTTTCATATCCTAGAGATGTTAATACTTGAGACCATAAATCTCTTAATTCTTGTTCGCATTTATCCACTATATAAGGCGCTCCCATGTTTAACGCTTTAATATCTTTTAGATTTAATGAATCAGATAACTTTAGAATAGGTAAATAATTATCGTACTCTTCGCCTAATATTTCAAACGTCATTTTTTCATTGTCAGAGGAAGAAAGAGCAACAGGTGTACGCTGTGCATACATATTAATACCTTTTGTTTTCCAAGTATTCGCCATAGCGTCAGCATACATTAAAGCCTTGTAATAGTACGGCATTGTTGAATAGTTGTTCCATAAGATACAGCTATTTTCTTTGCCATAGTCCTCAATATATCCATTTGCAGTATAAGCAATTCTATCTTGAGGTATGTTGTAAATATCGGGTAACCCTGACAACGCAACTTTCATAAAAGCGTACCCTGCAATTTCATCTTTGATGAATACACCAAGTCCATGCCAAAATAGCGTTTGTTCAATGTACATAGGTAATATTTCTTTAGGCAAATCATGCCATTGATATCGGTTCACGAATATATCAAAAATATCGTAAAAATAGATAGTTTTGATTGTATTAAAATCATCAATGATTTTTTTATTTTTACATTTTTCAAAAATTCTTAACGGATTTCGCATGATATCACCTCCTTAATTATTGGATAGTCCATAATTTCCTATATCATCAGTATGCCATAATGTCACGCCATTGTCAAATATATTACGCAATTTTTTTAACTGGTCTAAATCAATGTCTCCTGTAAAACCACAATGTGAAGTTTTTACATAGTTCCAATTAGAACGTGAATGTAAATAAGGTGTTGTTATCTTATTAATCGGGTAACCGAATTGCTCGAAAAAGCTATCAGCCATTTCTGCAAATTGTCTTTTACATGACATTTCGTAAAAATCAACACCGCACTCATTAATCCCTGTCAACACATTTTCTGATAATGCTTTGCCATGTGTGACTCCTGCGTTTCTAGCTCTGTCTGTCTGATTCGCCAACATTCCAAGTGCATCCCAAAAAGCGTTTGTTGTTTTGCCAAGTCCATTAATACCGCCTTGTAAACTCCCACCAGCCAAACCAGCTAAAGCTGTTCCTGTTCCTATGGTAGCATCAACCGCTGTGTGTACTTGAGATAACGCGATAGAACTTTTGTTTTGCGCTAACCATGCTCGATAAGTGTCAGAAGAAAAGGAACACATAGGAAAAGAAGAGTTTACAAGAGCTTCATTCATTAAACCATGCTCTAACTTTTCGCGTGTCTTATAATTATTAGGTGTTGTGAGAACCTGTGGCAAGGTTGCAATTGTACCATAACTGTTAAATTCAAGAGATTTATCCCTATTATAACTGTACTCATATCTGTAAATGTGTGTATTTCCTTGATTGTTGTCAGCAAGACAGAATAACCACGGATAAGAATATAACTTTTTATTTTTCGGGTTATAACCCTCAAACACATTATCAGAAATCTGCATACTTGTTATTTTAGGTTTGATTTCTTTTCCACCTAATGCGAGAGTGCATAGTTTTGGTGACATGAACAACCCTATTACTGCATCTTGCGCGCCTTGTTTGTTGTAGTCCTCTAAAAGTGTATTTATACCTTTTAACCCATCATCACTAGTAATATCATAATGACCGATACTACCCCAACAATACACACCATTTTCCACACGCCCCTCAAACCAACTTTGTTCAGTTGTACCTCTTGTCACAAAAGCGCAACACTCTGTTGGTGTCAAGTCTAGTTTTTTATGCCGTGACACAATTGTTTCACCAGTTTCGATGTTTACAGGAGTTAAATTTACCCCTATTCCGTCGGCGCTTCTAGGAATATGATGATATTCTACAAAGCAAGGCTTGATATTTGTATCATAAAAGTTATTTTGAAAAACGTCCAATGAAAAGTTAATTCTAGTTGTTTTTTCTGATAACCACTCGATAGAATCAATAAAGCAAAATACCCACTCGTTAGAAATACCTGTATTCTGAAAAGCTAAATAATTCAAATTTAATGCTTTCATTTCCGTGAAAGGAACACGAATATCATAATCGCCAACCCTAATCGGTGCAAGATGTGATAAATCAACTCCGTTAATATGTTTACGGTAAGACTCTAAATGGTTCAATAAATCCTCTTTTGAATTGTATAATCTGACGTGTTCATATTCGTCCGACCATGGCACACCACTGTATAATCTAAGCTTTGTTTCGGGGTTGCGTGGTGCAACCCCTCCCTGTGTTGGTAAATTTATCATAGATAAATACCTCCGTTAATTATGACGCTTTTGTAAAGTTAGCTGTCTTAGTAATCGTCTCGTTCGGACGGTAAATCGCTTTCAACACGATAGTTCCCGTTTCGTCTGCACCTGTATGTAACAAGTGTGTACCTGGGATAACATATGTTTTCGCGGAAGTAGCACCGCTATCCACTTCAAGGGTAACTAAATTCTGATGGTATGTTCCTGTTCCACCTGTGACAGTTACTTCTACTTCCTGTGTCTGTCCTGCTGTGTATGTTCCTGCTGTCACTGATAAAGTAGGTGTGTCAACAACTGCATCAGTTGTAAATACTCGAATTGGATAGAATGGACTAGCGCTGACCATTTCCACCTGAGTATATAAATAGTTCCAAGATAAAACATTTGCAAGTTTTTGGTCTGTCATTTCCTTGAACTGGTCGCGCACGTTAAAGAACCGAACATCACAAAGAACGCCTTGAATAGCCTCATTTGCGAATTTATCTACAATAACGGTCTGAACTGCTACGTCTGCCTTATCCATATGGAACGCATAAGCTAATGCGTCAACGCTAATCTGTGCGTTTACATTTGGTGTAGTAATCCAAATAAGGTTAGTTGGCATAGCGTGAGAAGTTGCACCAGCCGGATTATTCTCTGGTAATGGGAATCCAAATTCTCCGACAGCTCTTTTTACCTCAATCAATAACTTTTTCGCTGTCGCTTCATCAGTAACCGTTTCAACAGTCACTGCTGGAAGTACCTCTTTTTCATAACCGACATTAATCAAATCACGCATTGCGAGATACTCATCCCAGTTCGCGCCTGTGATAGCACTCTCCATTTTTGCCATAATCATGTCACGAATTCCATACTCACTTGTAAAAGCTTTTCTCAAGTTATCGTATGTAACTGTAACTGGGTATTGAATCTCAAGATTGACATTATGGAATACGCTCATAATGTAAGACTGGTACTGTTGAAAAGCGAATTTAAAATCTGCCTGTGAATCATAGACGCGACCTTTACACATATTCACGTATGTTTCTTCATGTGTCTCCCCGTAACGCATAGGCTCTTTCTTGAACCTTGCTAAAGGATTTCGCCAAGCGATACTGTCTACCGTCTGCATACCAATACGATTAATCAGTGACGGAACAATTTCGTTGCGAACTGGCGCATAATTCAGAATATTATCATAAACACTCTGTAAATTGTCTGAAACTTCTACAGGTAAATGGTTCTGAACTTCAAAGGATAGTTCCTGTCTTACCGCTTTTAAAATATTTTTATTTGTTGCATCTGCCATTTATCATAGCACCTCCTTACTTATTCTGTCTTACCATCAAAGTCCAAATCTTCGACAGTGATTTTTTCTTCTTTTTCATCTTTCTTTTCTTCGTTATCTGCATTAGTAGCAGATTCTTTCATGCGCTCCTTAAAGCGTTTTTTGTACTCGCTTTCGAGTTTCATATACTTGTCTTTCCATTCGCTGTTCGTTTCTCCGCTTCTTTCACCCTCGTAATTCTGTAAGACTTCAATAGCGTCTCCGTGTTCTTCCACGTCTGCTACAGCGTCAATTAATTCGCTTAAAGCTTCTTTAAAATCCATTAAGACTCCTCCTTTTTATTAGTGCTACCCTTTTACAGTTATCATTATATCACCACGGAAAGAAAAAGTAAAGTGGCATTTTTGACTTTTTTATGTGTGGATGTATTGGGTACGGTGATAATGTTTGAAGATACGCATACCATTTTAATGCATTCTTTTTTCTTTCCTCTTCTTTTTCAACCCCTGCGCGCTCAAAATTTTTTAAGAAAACTAAAGCTAGATAGTCGGGTTCTTTCGTAGACTTTCGAAATTCTTCCCATGATATCGGATAGGAAGTTGTTTCTATCCATTGACCGCTATTTGCTGTTTCTTCATCAAGCCAAACGCATTGATAATACCCGTCTGTGATATCATAGCCGTTAGCGTTCGCCCAGTCTGTATAGTTTGTAGCTGGTGTCCATTGGACAAGACCATAACCACCATTATAGTTTCCCTCTTTTAGCGACTGCCATAACTCAGGGTTAATATTAGATTCTATCTCTATATTCCCTAGCATTCCTGCAATTGCATTTAGAGTGAAATCCTTAAAAAACATGGTGCTATAAAAAACATATGCATTGTTTCTCATCTCATCATCTGTCAGATATCGGTTTCCGTGAATCCATTCGAGGGGCATTCCTGCACTACTCCCGTATCGATATAGTTTTGTCCAGTCTGAGGGCTTAGCAGTATATGAATTAATGCTAACCTGTTCGGGTAATGGATAACGCCCACTGTGCGCTCCCATAGTAATACCACCGTTTCCTGCTCCTGCTCCTTGATATACCATTTCTGTGTGCCCACTACGCCATACTATGTCACCTGCCTGCCACGCTTCATTGATATTAATTTCTTGAAATCCTGCCTGTTTTAAGTAAGTATCTTCTGTTCTTGTGGTAAACCACGGGTTTGATGCAAAAAATCCGCCCTCTGTCAAAGCTTTTGAAATAAAAGAACTACAGTCATAATAAGTAATGCCGTTCACGGTCTGCCCGTAACGATATGATTGCGAGTACCCTATATTTGGCGCATTACACGCATTTATCGCCCATTGATATGAAATATTAATATTTGGCATTTGTTGTCACCTCGTAAAAATGTTTCACGTGAAACATTTTAGTAACACGTGAAACACATCATAGATATTATTTTGTTGAATTTTTTTCATACGTTTCCACGTCTGAACAAACCGCCTGCAAAATCCGTAAATCCCAAGGGGAAGTATTATCGTAAACATAACACGGTATCGGTCTGCCTGTGCTGTCTAAATGGATTTTTTTCAAAATCTCAAGACAAGCACCCTCTGTAATATGTCTTACCTTATCCCCATTGAACCAAAACCAATTTCCGCTTTCTTTATCTTGAAAAAGTGCATTCATTCCATTAATACCTCCAATCATATTATTTATAATGTCATTAGAATTCTTTTCATGTGTGTAATCTTTATACACGTGATTTACATCACATCTACCGTTAATACCATCAACTCTTCCATTACTGCTATATTGCCAGATATCAACATTATCCATGTCTAAAGAGTTTGAATATCTAGCTATCCATAAATCATAGCCCCAACTTTCGCCAATGTAATTTTCGAACCATGATTTACTAGCGTAAATTCCTGCTTTATACCCGTTAGTCAGCATAGCATCACAAAAGCGCTTTGCGTTGTATTTCGCTACATACTGTGTTCCTTTTTCTTCACTATCAAAAAATACGGGCAAAATTGGGTTATGTCCTTTTAATAACCTAAGGCAATGATTAATTTCACCCTCGATATTTGCTTTTGTTTTTGCGTAAGAATAGAAATATACACCGTATTCTATCCCCAATCGTTCACATTCACCGACATTTCTTTCCCATTGCTTATCATCTTGAGAAGTCTTATCTTGTCCATATCCGCAACGAATTATAACATAATCAACAGAATTCTTTAACTTTTCAAAATCAATAAAGCCGTTATGATACGATATATCGACAGCCTTTTTTACAGTCATTTTTTAATCCTCCCTTTTTTCCTTATCAAATGTGTCGCAAATTCGCTGTAGCGCAATCGTGTTATTGTTTAACGCTTCTGTGATATCTGTCATTTCCTGCTTGTGCAACTCATTTAGTTTATCTATTCTTTCGTCATTTTTGTCCTCACGATATTTCACATACCACATTGACGCAATCGCGACAGCTGTTGGCACACCTAGCGTATTAATCATTGTCATGACTTCATTAATCATGTTATCACCTCCTTTTTTATATAATAACATAGATAAACATATTTGTAAATAAAAAAATGTTTCACATGTAACATTTAGTCACACGTGAAACATTCTGTGTACGTTACAAAATAATCAATGCAAAGGGAACGCAACACCATAAATTGATATCTGGCTACTTGCCTTTGTGCGTGTATATCAATTACAATGCTTGTATTATTTTGGGTACACTATAATTATAGCAAATATAATTTGAAATGTCAATGTTTCACGTGAAACATTAAAACGATATGACGTCAAATATCATATTCTTACATTCCAAATTTTCAAATAACAACAGACCTCGGTTAAAATATTCTCGTAGCATTGCTACAATATAATGAGTTGAATTTACTCGTATCGCTGTATTATCTATGACATCATTTTTCATAAAGCATATTCGTGTAGGAAAACTTTCATCTGCCCCTGTTGATACATACAAACAAACGTCATATTTTCTAACATTATACAAATTATCGTTAAACCTAATTGTACAAATATAACGAGACTGCCCTGTTGGCTTGCTAATCAAACATTCATTATCATTCAGATATTTATTTTCGCTTGCATATTCATTATAAGACGCATGTTTAAAAGCTCGTGCAATACCACTTTCTTTATATGCTATTGAAGCATTTTCATTATACGTTCGCTCAAACACCCAGCCATCACCTCGTAAAAATTTAGTATCTTTTTTTAACATTTTGTTGATACCAAATTCCTTATAATAAGGGTTTAATAAGGATACTGTATTCGACGACATATATAAGACAACTCTTCTATGCTGTTTACCATGTCCCGAACTAATAGTTGTACATAACGATAATAACTTATTTACCTCATTTGGTAGATATATATTATCTTCATCTTGATACTCGTCAAAAAATATAGAGCGGATATTTACGAACAACCCACGCATTTTTTTATATTTTCTTGCAATATTCAAAGCCAAACAATAACCGCATGGCTCTTCATTAATGAATAATTGAACTAATGAACCTCGCATCAATCTTTTTTCAGTCATGACATACCCGTCAAATTCTTCGGCAATATCACCAAAATATGTATCAACGCAATTTGTCATATCAATAGCGTTTCGATACAAATAAATAAACTGATTTTCGGGTCTATATTTATCCTTTAAAAAATCAGATACTTGTCTGCACTTGATTGAATAACTTTTACCTGCCGTTCTATTTCCATCAACTATATAAATATCGGGGGTATTCCCATTTTTATCCTTTAAAGTCAACAATCTCTCGCAATGATAATAACCATCATTTTTCATTTTAACACCTCCCTAATGTCTCACGTGAAACATTTTTATTTAAAAAAAGGGGGGGGTAGCATATTGCCACCCCCATTAATAAGAAGAGAAATAGAACTGTTTCTCGCGCCGTTATATTATAAATTTGACACATCCAAGGTACAATTGATATAATCGCGTCCTGCTTTTGTCTTTCCGCTAATTTTAATAATTGAGAATTTTTCACCGTCCATCAGACTGTAAACATCTTCTAAGGATTCTCTAAAGGTTACAGACTGTCCAGAATATACTTTCTTATCAGGTGTAATAATACTAAGAATTTCCTGTGCGCGTCCATCATCTTTAATATCGTCAAAAATAAGATAACCGTCAACTGGAATTGATGTTCCATCAGCGATTTTTTTCAATGGCTCAATGTCGGGTGCTGTGGTCATAAGATATTTTTCCACCTTTGTAAACTCTCTACTCATTTCCTTAATTTCTACCATAATAATTTACCTCCTATTTTTTCCTTTTAATCTTCCTTTTTCATTTCCTGCAACTCTGCTTCAGTAACAATTTTTTCACTCTTAACATCTGAGTTAAGTAAGAACTGCTCATCAGTCATAACACGTTTTTCCAATTTAAATTTAATATCTAAAATGGAAACAATGTCGCCTTTGTACTGCTTTTCAATCAAGATTTCTGCTTTTTCTCTTGTCTTACAATTTGCTAGTTTTTCGTCAAAGCAATCTTTCTTGATTTCTCCCGTCTCCTTGTCTTTGTGGATTCTTTCTACAGAGACCTCTGCTGTAACTAATGTCCTTGTAAACATCTTTTTTTCCTCCTTTTTTTCTGTTTTCTTTGAGTGTGAATTGCAATGTAATATGTTTTATTTATTACATTATTATAATAACACAACAACTAAATATAGTCAAGTATTATATCATAATTTTTTTATCTTTTTGTGTATGGATATTAAAGTCTTTATTTCTTAATATGATTCCTCCTTTTACCCTCTCTGCTTTCAAATTACAAGTTTCCAGACTAAGACCGGTGGATAACTCAGAGATATCTCGCCCGTCTTCAATAAATTTTCGTTTCGCTTGACTACTCATTCCACAAGCTTTAATATCAAGATAAGGTTCACAAGGTATGTGATTCTCTTCAATAATATGCTCTGCATATGTTTTCTGTCGTTCATAATACGCAAAATCAAAAGTGCTTTCGCATTTCCAACAACAAAAGCTAGTTGAGTGCTCTATAACTTTATTCGCTTTATCAAGTCCTACCAAATGAATTGAATCTGTATCAGCATAGCAAAATCGGTCATAATTCGCTATAGCGTGACGAATTGTAAAATTCATGGCATAAGATGTAATAGCACTACCGATAGGAATATATCCTACTTTCTTTTCGTGTTCTTCGTGCAAAATAAATCTTATAATGCCATCTTCATCAAGATAAGGCTCTTTATAGGAAGAGTTATCCGACATTGCAAATTTACCGTAAAGATTATTTAAAAAGAGTTTCGCTTTCTGTCGCTTAAATCCTTTTGAGGTTCTCTTTTCTTCTCCGTATTTATCTATGTATTCGTCGAAAAACCCTTGTCTAGCGTAGAACCATATGTAATCATAAATAACCAAATCGTAAATATCATATGTTTCTTGAAATAATTCCCAATCAGTACAAGTCATTGTTAAAGTAATATTTGTATCATGCATATTACCATCAATATCGCGATAATATCGATAATATTCACCTCTATATCTAACATTAGAACTATATAGATTTTCATTCGCTTTATACAATGCACTCTGCCTAATATGAAGCCATGGGAACGCACCTTTTTTTAATTGAAAACGGCAATTGAAGCGAATAAAAAAATATTTATTAGTAGAACTTATAAGTTCATCAGGTGGCGCTCCTCTGTGATATTCTCCGTGACCGAACGGGTATTTATTCCCACTAATGCTATGCATCATAGAAGGGTAAAGAGAATTCACGTCATACACTAAACCAGCACCCACTACCATGTGTGCGTATCGTGGGTTGACATAGCACCAGCCTCCGTGATATGACTTATGGATGTAATCCCACTGATTCCACACATCTGTTATAGATTCGTCGAGATAATCTTCTCTAATATCGGGGAATAACTTATTATATTGTTTACCATCGTAAAACCCTTTAAATTCTGATAAACAACATGACCCTATAGTGAGTTTATCGTGTTTTTCGTTGAACATCATCTCAAGAGCTTCTTTTAACACTAATACATCATTTTCAATATATTTTTTCTCACTTTCCGATATCTCACAATAAGCGTATCTTTCGCCCTCGTATTCCATGTCTAGCTTTTGGTGTTTTGTTCCAAATGATTTTCCGATATTTTTTAATGAAGAGGGCATAAGCTTTAAAGAGTTTCGAATCTCTAAAAAAGTTTTATTCCATTTTAATTTTATCCAATACCAAGAACCCATATCAGATATACAAGTCTGAAACTCTTTTGACCTCATTTCCTTATCTTTACAGTGTACCCAGTTCCAACCCTCTCGTAATAAAAAATCAACGATAAAAGAACCGTCAAAAGCCAGATTATGGAAATACAATATATTATTCCCTTTCATTGTTAAAAATCTATTTAAAAAATCTCTTATGGAATGCGTTATTGTTACGGTTTCAGATTCGTCATATAAAGCCACGTCAGCGCCCGACCAGACCTCTGTACTGTCTTGTTTTTTACCTTTTTCTTGCTCTACTTTTTCACCCAATACGGTCGTTTCAAAATCACACGCCCAAAAAGTGATATTCTTTTTACGTGGCATTATACTCACCACCTTTTTTATTCTTTTTCAATAACAATATCTTGCTCTTGTAAAAATTCTTGAAAATCTTCTGTTGAACTAAGCACGCCCATTCTACGTAAAATATTCCAAAAGACGGCATCAACCGTGGCTTTATCCATGTAAGGCTCTGTTGGAAATGCTTCTGATTCTTTCGCGTAAGTATATGCAAATAACGCTCTTTCTTTATCTGACGTATTGGCTAATAAAGCATCTGTTTTTTGTCTTAAATAGTCAGCCGTTTTTGGAGCAAAACTCTCTAAAGAATCATACCATGAGTCTATAATAGCCTCATAGTCTAAAACAGGCGTTGCTATATTTACATTAATACCTTTCTTTAGTAACATTTTTAACTCTTTTAAGTCAAAATCATGCATTCTAGCGTATTCCTGTTCTTGCGGTGTTAATTTTATGAAAACTCTGTTTCTTTCAAGTGCTTTTTTGCGTCCGTACTCTTTAGCTGTTATTTCTTCGCCAGTAAGCATATCAACAACCGTTGCATTTTTTCGTATTTCTTTTGCAGTCTGTTTTTTAATTCTATCAATAGAAGCTTGTGTTGGGTTTTTTACTCTCTTAATTATCTTTACTTGTACGCCTTGTTTTTGCTGATTTCTAACACGTGCTAAATATTTAGTATATTCATGAGAATATTCTTTTTGCAAAATATCCGCTTTTGTTTGTTTCTTTTTTATTCGCCTATTTGCCATGTTTAATTGCTCCTTTCAACCTTCCTTAACAATAAACCATGCGGAACGCGAGTATATTCGATGCTGTCGCCTGGGTGAATATCTAAATCTTTAATTGCTTCTTTTGGAAGCATAACACGGGCGGTATATCCGCCAGTGCCACTTTTTGTAAACATTACTTTGTATCGTAATAATGTATTTGTTAATTTTGCCATATTTTTTTCCTCCTTATAAAATACTAAACACTTTCCAAGTAAAATCTGAAAAATGCTCTGCAATAAATGATACAGAAGATAAGAAAAGATATAATAAAAAGGTTGCCATGATTATGACCGACAAAAACCCTAAGAAATAGAGTATTTTTTCTTGTTTGGTGAACGGTTCTTTTTCGTCTGTTGATGTGTGCCTTGCTATCCATTCTATAGGCGTTTCATACAATGTTTCACGTGAAACATTAGGATTGTCGTTAAGGGTAACGCCTAGATATGTTATCTCGTTAGTTTCTAAATTTTCTACCCAATACGGCGTATCTACAAATATAGCTATGTAATTATTTAAGGAATTTTCAGTATAAAAATCATGAATTTCTACGCCAAAATTTGTAATATTATGTAATCTATATTTAATCATTTTTACCCCTCCTTAAAAATCTTGAATAATATCTTGTTTCCCATATATTATCTATACAGTCTAAAAGTGCAACATATTTACCAGTGTCTACAGCTTCAATCTGCTGTGTGATTGTTACGACTCTACCATATTCGATATGATAAGAGTCTCTAGCGTTATCATACAAACCACTTAACACCTCTTTAAAAAAGTCAATTACTACAATATCATTAGTGGCTTCACAAAAATATGATTCATTTTTAATATGAAAACAATAAAAGTTAGATACTGAAACAATAACAATAGAATCTTTAGTTGCGTATCTCTTTGCTATTGTTATTAATGACTCATTTGTTATAATACTGTCACTTCTAACTATGTGACCTGTATTAGAATTAATTACATAAATCTGAACTTTGTCTTTTTCTTCATTAATCATTTTTCTACCTCCTTATTTTATGCGATTTCCTTGTTCCTATAATTATAATACCACGCGCCCGAATATTTGTCAAGTATTTTTTCGTGATTTTTTAAC